AATACAGTTTGTCATCACCTTGTAAAGAAGTTGTGTTTTCATTGTCGAATACTCTACGTCTTTGTTCTTCAATCAAAAATGCACTTCTAATATGGTCTAGTTCAAACTTAAGGTTTTTATCTGTTTTTTTACTTGGAAATAATCGTTGTGATTGTCCGTGAATATCGTCAATAGAACCCTCGCTATTTGTTTCCCTTCCTTTTGATGAATTTTTATAGTTATAATCAAATGTTTTAACCGCTAATTCGGTGTTCATTTCGGTTTTGTTAATCAGGTTTGGAATCTGAATAAACGCCCCTATTTCTACATCTTTAAAAAATTCGTCGTGATGAAGTACTTCAATATTTTCAGGGTTGATTTGATAACCGTGATTTAATTCCTTTGTTACTTCTAAAACGTCCTTTAATTTATTGTTGAATGGTTTATCTGTTATTTGCCCTATCAAATACCCGTTTAATGCAAAATTATCGTAATGTTCACCGCCTAAGTCGTACTCAGGGCAATCAACAACCGGCAAGCCTACTGAATTACACGTATGTTTTAACAAATCAATATATCTGACCGCTTTTACGATTGAATCGATTGCGGTGGAGGTTGCTTCAATTATCATTTTAGAATTATCCCACTGTATTTTAGAATAAATATCAATAGCATTTGGGTTAAAAGCGTCTAAACTTATAGTAGATGATGTCCATCTAAAATTTAAATAAACAGTTAACGCTTCATTGTCATTAATAGTTCCTACAAAAGAGTTTAATACCGTTGGAAATGTATATTGTTGTGGGTCTGTTCCTTGTAATTGAATTTGATGTAATATTCCGTTTCTTATTAAATTTCCATCGTTATTAATCAAAAACCAACCATAAATTAATTCTGTTTTATTTTCAAAACCTGTTCGCCCGTTGTATCTATGAAATAAAGTAAGGTTTAAATCCTTTATTTCAATATTTACATCACTTAAAAAACTACCGATTTCAGGTTTTATTATTTTATAATCATTTGCAAAAATAGGAGTAGTTCCAACTGTGAAGCCATTAAAAGGAGTAAAACTGTCTTGTATTTCAAATCTCACTAAATTTCTATTATTAAAATAATATTCTGCTCCACCCGCTGGTACTTTGTTACTGTTATTGTTTAGATATGAGAATGGAACATATCCCCACTCGCTAATTTGCTGAATCGGCTTTGCCTTCAGCAATAAATCAACAGTTTCACACGGTGTAATCGTATTTCCATCTAAATCAGTATTACTAAATGCATTGATTACAACGTCCATTCTACGTTTAACCTCTTCTCGTTTTGTGTTTTGAATTACTTTAAAAGTTATTTGTTCAAACTCAATAACAGCCGTTAAGCCGTCGATTATTCCTTTGCTAAATTGAACACCGTCTTTCTCTAAAATATACTCAATCTCAGCTTCCCATCCTTCATTTTTTAGTACGTCTTTTAAGTATTCAAAAGCGTGTGATGCGTAATCGAATTGTACACCGTTTGTAAATTGTTGCGGAAATTGTAAAGGCTCGAAATGGCTTTCAGTTAGTGTTAAATCTATTTCTTCATCGCCTAAAATAACATCTCTACCATATTCCGAACCTTGCTCAACTTTATGCGTTGACCCGTCGAATCCGAACGGCTCGGATATTTCGATTAAACCAATAGTCTTTATAAAATTTAAGTAATGCTTCATGATTTAATTCTTAATCGATTTGAAACTATTAACGCTCGTTTACCTTGTTCTTTTTTGTACACTCTTTCGCCTTGACGGTCTGAAATCATTTGTAACTCAGATTTGTTTTTGATTACGTTTTCTAGTGATTTAATATCGGAGCGTAACGGTGACAAATCTAAACTATTATTTACAATTGTAGAAGCGTTTGCAATTCCGTTATTGCTTAAAATTGAATTTAGTTCTTTGTTAAACATAATGCTTTTAGATTCCTGAGCCGTGAATACTTTATCGCCTTTGTTTAAGTGCGTTAATTGTGCCCCCTTGTTGCTACCTAGTGATTTTACTTTACCGCTTTTATCTGTGATAATCTCCGCCCCTCGTTCTTGTGTCCACGCCATACCTTCGGGAGCGTTATCTGTACCTTTATAAAACTGTGGTATTTGTTGCGATGCAATTAAAGCCGTTTGAGCCGCCCCGATTACACCAATTGCAATAGATAACGGAACATTTGGCGGTGTCATTGCTAAAGCTGAAATCACACCCTGAGCCGTGTTTATAATCGATTGAGTTATTGCGAATGCTTTTTCTTGTTTGGCTTGTCTATTCAATAAAGCACGTCTTTTTTCGTCGTACTGTCTGTCTATCTCAGCTCGTGCCGTTTCACTTTCTCCAGCAAATCGAATGGCATTATCTCTACTTTGTTCTAATCTGAATAGCTCGGCTTGAAATGCTTGTTCTTGTGCATCTCTAACTACTTGAATAGCGTCTAAAGCAACTTGTGACCATTGTTGAAAATCGTCTTTCCAATCCGTTCCATCGCCTAAAGGATTTTGAAAACCCTCCGCCATTTCATCGTACCATTTAGAAACGCCTTCATCCGATAAATCAAAGTCAGAAATTGAAACACCAACATCTTTTAAAGCCTTGTCAAGTCCTTTGTATTTACCCGTTAAAATCTCCAAAGAACCGATTAACGTTTGTATTTCTTTTTGGTGTTGTTGATATTCTTCTGTTGTGGTAGACATTTGAGATTGCTTTTCCTTTAACATCGAAATTTCTTTTTCTAACCATTCAACAGAACCAACTACTAATTCACGTTGTTCTTTTACTGCTTTGTTTTTTTCTTTTATAGCGGTTGTTTCTAATTTTGTAGCCTCTGTTTTTTTGTTTTGTGCTTTTACAACTTCATCAAATGCCGAAACTTGTGCTAAATATTTTTGTCTTTCAATTTCTAAAAGTTCAATTCTATTTCTTAATTGGGTTCTATCTTTTTCAAAAACGGTTCCACGTCCTTCTAATGCTTTTAATTGTTCATTTAGTAATTCTATTTCACGTCTTGCGTTTTGGCTTCTTATTATGCCTAATCTTAAACCTCCTTTTTCTTGCTCAACAATTTTTTCATTTGTTAAATCTAAGTCGTTTAAATATTCTTTGTATCCAGCCGTGTTTTTTGCTACTATTTCGCCTATTCGTTCCAAACTTCTTTCGGCTTCGCTCATTGACATTTGTCTAAACCCCTGAACAGAACCGGCAAGTTTGTTTGTTATCCAAGTAAAAAAAGTACTTAATCTACCTTCACTACCCGCAATAGTAGCTACAAAAGACGTCCATGCGTTTGAAAGTCTATTCGTTGCGGTTGTCATTGTTTCAATACGGTTAATGTTTTCAATGCCGTATGTTTTTTCTAATTGACGAGCAAATTTTGGTAATACATCAGCCGATAACAATTGACCTTGTTTCATCATTTCGCCTAATTGCTTTTCATTTACATCTAAAGCCTTAGCCATAATTCCGAAAGCACCCGGCAAAGCCTCCCCAAGTTGACCCCGTAACTCCTCAGCCATTACAGTGCCTTTAGACATCATTTGGTTTAATGCTAAAAATGCTCTGTTTTGTGCATCAATACTCAATCCCATTGATGCCCCCGCTTTTGAAATGCTTTCAAATATTTCTTGTATTTGTTGACCGCTTAATTTATCTTTTGCCGAAACATAGAATTGAGTGAACTGTTTAGTTAATCCCATTATTTCAAGACCATAAGCCTCTGAAATTCTTTGCAAAAATAATTGTTGTTCTGCGAAATTTGTTTGAGTCTCAGTAACTAAAATTAAAGCATTGTTTAATCCTTGCAATTCCTTTGCGGTTTGAACTACATCCCTTGCAACCATAGCAAAAAGAGAAACACCTCCAACGATACCAAAAGCACCAATTAAATCTTTTAATCCTCTAACAGCAGTACTTGGATAATTACCTACATTTCGGTTAAAACGTCCAACGGCTCTATCCGCTGAAATAATTCTTTGATTTAACTTTTGAAAATCTCTTTCAGCTAATCTTAATTCTCTATTATATTGTTCTTGTGTTTGTGTTGCTGTTCTACCTCTTACAATTAAATTCTGTAAATTAACGCTCGCTTGTTGATGTTTAGCTGATAAATTAGCATAAGCACCAACTAAAGCACTTGTCGCTCGTGTTTGTCTATCCGCATTTTGTGCCAATGCTCTGCCATTAACAATCTCTTCGCTTGTTTTTGGTGCTAATTTTGCCTTCGCTTCGACTAACTTTTGCGTGTTTTGTTTTAGCTTTTCAACCGCAACCGCTGATTTGTTGTAACTTTCGGTTACATCCTTCAATCCCTTAGCGTAATCACTAGGCAATTTTTTATACTCATCGTTCAAACTTTTAACAGTTTGTACCGACATTTGAACCACTTTAACGTGGTCTGTGAAAGCCTCGTTAAGTTTCTTAACAAGTCCTTCCGCTTCTATAAAATTACCTTTTGCCATTTTTTACGCTTTTAATTTTTTCGTTTGCAATCTCTTCGTATGCTAACCACTGCATTACACTAATCTCGTTTATATTTGGAATAGAACGTTCTAAAATCTGCTCCACACTTGCTACAATTTTATAAACGTTTTGGATTTCATTATCAATTACTTTCTCGGTTTTCTTTTGCATTAAGGTTAACTGAGTAGTAAGTGCATTGACAACCGATTTCATTGTTTTAATATTTTCCGGAATCCCTTCAAAAAACTTAATTTTAATCTTTGGTTCTAATTCTTTAATCAGTGAATATAGCTTTTGTTCATACTCTGAAAACTGTTCAGACTCTAAAATGTCCCTATAATGATTTTCTAAATCAACTAAAAAATTTGCCGTGTTTGTGATATTTTCTATTTTTATTTTTAGCTTCATTTCGTTAATTGCTTTTGATAAAAATATTTTTGCTTTTTGGTCGTTCTTAAGTGAGTAATATTCGTCATACAATTTGTACCAAATGGCTAAAATTTCTTCACCTTCGATTTGACTATACTTTTTATCTTTGGAATAATTAGCATCTAAAAGAAAATAATTCTGTTCTTTGAGAATATCCCAAAACAGAATAATACGTAATTTGTCTAAGCTATTGATTAACTCCATATTCTTTGATGTGGTTGTATTCTGCTCCGTTTTCAAAATTTGGTTTTATATCTCGTTCAAATATTATTTTAAAACTTTCCTTTCGTGTTATTAAAACCTCTCCATTTGTTTTTAATTTATAAAAATAACGTTCCGTACCATGTTGTTCATATTCTTGTTTGTATCGCTTTAAAAGCTCATTTGTAGAACCGTTAAAGGCTAAACCGCAACTAAAACATCCTACCGCCATAAGTTATTCATTATTTTATCTATTACAATTACTGCAATATCATTCTCAATCTGTTCTTGTTGTTCGTCGGAAATATTAAAATTGTCATCCCCGTACTTGTCCGCTATTGCGTTAAACTTTTTATCCGTTGAAATAATTTCTATTCCGTTGCCTGTCAATGCCGTTGTAATTTGATTTACTAAACTACCCGTATCAATTAAATCGACGTTTAAAAACCCCGCTCGACTGTTTTGTTTGTATTTTTCAGTAGCATAACCAAATTGGCTATACTTTGCAATTAGACTGCCATCGGGTCGCTTACCTATTAACCAACGTTCTTTTATCAGTCGTTTAATTTCGTTTTTTTTCCGCATATATTCATCTAAAGACATTTGTGGGATTTGCTCCTTTTGCCTTAATAGTTGTGAATAATATGTGTCTATGTAACTCATCTTTTTTAAAAAAGCCTCTCCCAAAAGAGAGAGGCTCAAACCAAATTAAATATGAAAAAAAAACTAAACAGACGGTGCTTCTGCAACTGTGAAAGTCGCTTGCCCTTTAAATAGGTTTCCTAAAGCATCTTCTGCTACATCGTCCGAACCGTCACGTAGTTTGATAATCACTACATCGTCCTCGTTTAATGCCGTAACCGTTGCGGTATATTTTCCTGTGCTGTTTGAATAAGTAACCGCTGTTACCGGATTATTCACGCCTCCAACTGTAACCACATAATTAGTGATTTCATCTAAGGAAGTGATTAAATCATCATTGTTACAAGCCGAAGCTACTTGGAATACAATACTTGTAGAACCATCGACAACAGTATCAACTGTGATTTTAGTGTCAACCACTCCCTCAACTTCTAAAGCATTGAACAATAACTCTTCCCATGTAAAAAATGCGTGTCTTAGGTTAAATTCCTCAGCATCCAAAAGCTGGATTTTAGCCATTGACATCTGCGGGTCTGTACCTTGAACAAGTTTGAAAGTTTCAACGTCAAACAATCCCATGTTAAAGCCTTTTACTTTCGTGCCAGCTTGGTTAGTAGCAATCAAAAGACCTTTGTCAAATAACAAGGCTAAATCCCATTTAGACTTACCTGATTTGTCGTAAAGTGCTTTATGGAAACAACCGCCTTTATCAAATGAAAAAGAGAATTGAGGTTTTCCATTTCTTACTTTAGACAACACTCCCGTGCTTGAAGTATTAACCTCATTATCGGGTGTTGTTTGTTCAAAGTTATACACTCCTAAAAATGGAAACAATCCGAATGCTTTGATTCTGTCTTTCCATGTTTCTTCATCAATTGTGTCAGCTACTGCATCCAAAGTAAAACCTTTATTGAACAATCCTATTCCTAGAACATCCCCAAAAGTTTGGATATCACAACTTCTTGACCCTGTACCTCTTAAATCGGTCGTACAGTTACCGTATGAATTTAAATTTATCATTGTGTTTTTTATTAATTAATTAAACATTCTGCGTTAATCCTTAAGCTGAACCTTAAAAGTCGTGCATCTACAACATCCGTAACTATATTCTGCGTTCCGTAGCTTTTTACGGCTTTGAAATCGGAGCTTGTTAAGTTTTCGTTATTTGTATCTACACCATAATTAGGCTCATCTTTTTCTGTAAACCTATCTCTTAAATCACGTGAAACAATTTCTACGTGTAAATTCTCGGTTAATCTTTTCTTTACTAATTTTGTCAGCGGATCGATAATCTTTGTGTAACTTTCACTTTGCCGTGTTGAATTAAACCAACTAGATTCTGTATTTTGCATTATAACCAAACGTGCTTCCGTTTCATATTTGCCGTTTAACTCAGTAAAATCGTTTAAGATATACCAAATTAAAGGGTATTTTTGAGAGTTGCCCATTGATTTAATCCACTTTAATAGCTCTTTTTGGTCTCCATATCCGTACTGTACACTTCGAGGTGAACCGTTGTAAGGAATTGTTAAACCTTCAAAAACATTCGATAAAGCGGTTGCAATTATCATAATCCAAATTGATTTTTATATTCAAAATAAGTGAACGGTGATTGTGGGTAATCGGTTTGGTTATCTCTTAAGTACGTGAATAAATCCACATACATAGAATTGTCGGCTTGCGAATAATCGTAAATAGGTACTCCGCCATGCCAATAGAAACGCCCTCTTTTATCACAAACATCGCCACCGTTAACGGCTTTTACAAATCGATTCCAAGTGTTTATAAGTCGTTGTGTTGAGTTTACACTAACAGCGTTTTTACTTGCTTGCACTACTTCACCTACTCCAGTCATATCAGTTAAATTTGATTCTAACCAAAAGTAATAAACATAGTCAGCTAATAACGAGTTTTTGAAAGTTC